ACACCACGCCTGGTGAAGGCCGCGAAGGTGCTCGTCACCACAGTGAAAACTGGTGGCGGCATCGGTTCTGTCGGCTCACCGTCTAAGAGCGGTGCACGCAAAGCCCTGTTTGACTGATGCCGAAGAAGCCTCGACGCCCAAAGTACTGACATGCCTCTAGTGCGCGGCGCCTCTCAGAACGCAATCAACACAAACATTGGACGCCTCATCAACGAGGGGTACCCGCGTGACCAGGCGGTAGCCATCGCCCACGATCACGCCAAACGATCTAAGAAGGGGAAGAAATGACCACCACTAGTTCAAACGACTGGGCTGACAAGGCTGAACGCGCTATTGCGACGTTCACGCAGGCTTTCCTGAGCGTGTTCGTTATATCCGACCTGTCGACGGCCAAGACTGCCATGGTTGCCGCTGGTGCAGCACTTCTCGCCTTGGTGAAGGCTTGGGCGAAGGAAGTTCTCGACAAGCGCGCCGCCTAATGTCCGACGAATGGGAGACGTTCCTCGCTGAGCATGGTGAAGACATTGCTTCTACTGTGCAGGCGAACATGCGCCGTGAGGCGAACATGTTCGACATTGAGGACGGCACCCATGCGGGCTGGTGTGGGGACAGGCTCGGCATCCTGGTCGTGTTGACCACCGAGGAGGCTGAGGGGTTGGTGTCGGAGGATTGGCGCGCCGACCACGGGTTCATCGTGCATCCCGTGTTCAAGGAGTTCTTCGGTCGCCTGATTCAGGACATGACGTTGCGGGCGTTGGACGCCCGCACCGACCCCGACGCCTAGTCCAGGTAGTATTTGTCCGCCAAAGAGGGCATCAGGCGTTTCAGGATTGCCCCAAAGAGTTTCGGTACTTCGTCCCGTTTGCGGGCCACCGTGGTTTTCGGTACGCCCGTGTACCGTTCCACTTCACGAAGCGACAACCCTCCACCCCACAGGCATTCGATCACGAGACGGTGCGTTTCGGGAAGTTCTTGTAGTGCCTGCTCCACTACCTGCCTTAGCCCCTCGTTGGGTATGACTTTTTTGCCAAGGCGCGCCGCTGAACGGTTCGTGTAATACAGGGTCGTTGTTGGTCTTGGTTCCCCTCCTGGGGGCGCCTCCATCAACGCTTGGAGTTCAGTGAGCGGCCTTGTCGAATCCCCAAGGGGAAGCACAGCCCGATAGTAGTCCTGTAGGGCGCTGTCGAGAATCCAACTTGTCGGGTCTACACTGAAAATCTTCGGCTTCGACATCCACTATCCCAAAAGCGACCAGACCTCCCCTGCGTCGATTGCATAGTACTCGTTGCCTTCGGGAAACTTGCGGACATCGGCTGCGTCCACCAGGGGGCGCAGCTTCTTGATCGGGAACATGAGTTGCCGATCATGGTGCGAGTCGTGGAGGAACAGGCGTACGGGCATGACGTTGCGATCCCACCACAGCAACGCATCCCACTTGTCGAGTTTCATGTGGACGACCTGTTTGCGTCCGAAGCCTTGGACTTCAACCAAGTAGTCGGAGGTGATGTAGTCGGGGGTGTGTCGGATACGTAACGGTAGTTTCCACATGGCGATGGGGGGACGGTTCAACCCGTACCGTGCGAAACTGGGGGCGCACCATTCCTCGAACACTCCTTCGGCCAGGTCGCCCATGCTGTTGAGCCGTTTGTTGAACGACTGGTCAGCGAACTGGGACGGGTTGGTCACAACTTCGTCGCCTCGATGTGGTACACGAGTTTGTCGTCAGGGTAGGCCATGCCGTTCAACCCATCCAAGGTCGCCTTGATCGCATTGTCCAAGTCGAAACGTAGTTTCGATGTGGCGTCAGGCATCTCCTCGATCTCAATGGTCTGGTACTCGGGGGTGTATGCGATCCGCATGAGGATCGGCCCCTCAAACCAGGGGCCGTCGCTCTGCTCGTACGCTTCGGCGATCTTCGCCTCGTACTCCAACGTGTCCTGCGGGGTGTACACGTAGCCCTTGCGGGTCATGCGGGGTCGCCCCTTCGGTTTGGGGCGCCCCTCAACGATAAAGGCGTGTTCTAGATTCTGCTTTGGCATCTTGGAAGGCTTTCTGCGCCAACATTTCGAGCTGTTGCCTCTGGTCGGCGCGTGGCTGCCCGTTGATGTAGAACTTGCGGGTGTACCTGTTGTCCAAGTCCACCAGCCATGACACTATCTGCCCGACGTGGTGGCCGTCGCGGGTCGCGAACGCAGCGAACTTGTACAACCATCCGTGTCTACCCATCCCCGCGCCCTGGTTCTCCACGAACGTCGAAGACGGTGGCCCGTGTTCAAACATTTGTTTCAGGTCGCCTCTCAGATACTGTGGATCGCTTTCACGTGAAAGCGTCGACCGTTCCACGGGCGGCGGTGGTGCCTTCAACAAGGCTGCCCCTTTGATGTCGGCGACTTTGGCACGGTTCGCGTTGGCATCATGCAAGAAGTCTTCGAGGTCGAACGGTCGGCCGTCTTCGTCGATGATGACCTGTCTGTCTGGGCGGGCACGGTTCCCGCAATAGGGGAGGCGTACAAAGTTTCCTGGTGGACCCTTCAACGCTTCACTCTTGGGGAACGGCGAATCGGTTGGGACCGATGCGATCCGTTCCGCTGCTTGCAGGCAGCGGCGCATGTCGGAGGTGGAGCACCATGTGTCGGCGAACACCCAGACGTGGGCGCCGCCCGAGCGGGTACGTTCCACCCATGCGGGAATGTTTTGTGCAGCCAACACGTTGCTGAGGCTGAACGCATAGTCGGACACCTCGTCTTCGGTGCCTTGCCCCTTGTGGGTGTCGCTGCTCGCGTCGATGTCGATGCACCCCCACGCACACATCCACAGTTCGGGGCGCATGTCGGGGTAGAAACGCAACCCGTCTGCTTCCTGCCAGCCGCGTTGGCCGACGTGTTGGACGGTCGGGTCGTACACCATCGGGTAGATCCCCAACGGGATCTCCCCGTCGAGGTGCCGTCGAAAGTGGGCGACTGTCAAATCTTCCCAAATGGTTCGGGGATGGTCGCCTGATTCGCCCCACGCGTGGATGAAACCGTGGAACGTCATGTGGAACCAAGGGGTCAGGTCATTCCCCATCCCGATGCTCTTTCTGCTCCCGAACGTCGCGTGCCCGCTGGTGGGCAGCCTCACGGTCGGTGTCCCACCCGACCTGCGTGTCACCGTCCCAAACGATCCAACCCATGCGTCGCAGCCCTGCACCAAGGTACACGACGTGGGACTCTACGGTCACCGTCATCCCGCCCCCTGTGCAGCCAACAACGCTTCCTTCGTGACCGCCTTCAGTGGAAACGGTTGCGCCACTTTGAACGGTGTGGGGTGCAAGGCCCCAGCGCATTGTTCGCCAATAAACCAGCGACGCAAACGAACCTCGCTTGTGATGCGGGTCAAATAGTCGTCGCCGTCGGCGTGCTCGAACTTCAACAGCAGGGTTCCACTGTCCGACGGCCACATGCTCACCGTCCAGTCGTCCAGGGTTGTGCGGTACGGGATCATCAGTACTCGTCGTGGTCGAGGCGGTACTGGATGACCGTCTCCTCCCACGGGTCCAACAGTTTGCCCGACTCGGTTATCTCCATGTTGAGGGTGACCTTTCTCCCATCGAACCTCTTGTTCTTCACCAAGGCTACGCCAAGGACGCTTTGCAAACGTGCACGCTCCGCGCCGCCGAGGCGGGGATCCTCGTGGGGGCGCCACACCGTCAACATGAAATGTGCCATGTCTTCCCCCCCGTACCTGCCCGCCTCGATGCCCAACGCTGCGCCACGGTTCGCCGAACCGCGTGACGCCTGGTGCACGATGATTGTCACCGCGTCGTGGCGCATACCCAACGACTTCAACGCTGAGATGCGTGACGGGTCGTCGCCTAGTTCCCCATCGTCGAGCTGTGATGCGAAGTCCCAGATGAACACGTCGGCCTTCCGCCCGTACTCGACCTCCGCCCACGTACCCAACATGTGGTCGGCAACGTCAATGGGGCCGCACACGTTGTGGCCCATGCGTCGCAACTCTGCGCCGTACCGTGAAAACGCTGAACGGTCAATGATTCGCAGGTTCTTCAAATCGGTGTCGGATTGGTGGCGTAACGCCGTCAAGATTCGTTCGTCACCTCTGCTGGCCAGGTCGTGCACCTCGCGGGGGTCCTTGTTCAACCTGATGCTCAAAATGCGGGACAGGACCATCAGGTCTGGTTCGTCAGGCGTCATCCACATGACAATGTTGTTCGGGTTGCGGGCCACAGCGTTGGTGAGTAGCAGAGTCTTACCAGTGTGCGCCTTGCCAGCGACCACCATGACTTCCCGCTTCTTCAACCCGCCAGCCAACGCGTCGTCTATGTCGTGCACGCCGAGCGCCCACTTGTTGGACGTGTCCGCCGCATCTTCGATGAGGCGTTCAGCAATGTCCAGGCAGGTAGGCAGGGTAGGGACGGCAACAGGGCGGGCTGGTTCATCGGGGGAGATGGACGATTCGCCAGCCCGCGCCTGTTGCAC